ATTACTAGCCATTGATTTCTCCTTGTTTTCCTGTTCACTGGTAATTCTTTTAGCCCATGCTCTACCAGCGTCTCCGCCCCAAAGCAACCAAGCAATGTAACCTGCACTATCTACGCCCCAGCCTTCGCCTTTTTTATCAACTTCATGGCGGGCAAAGTAAGAGTTCATTCTCTTTAATGTGTCTAATGATAATGCTTTTCCGTTTGATAAGTCGCGGGCGCGGGCAACGCCCACCTCTGTTCCGCCACGGCCATGCTTTGCTCTAAGTTCTAAACCGCGTTTAGCGTTACTGCGCACTGCTTGAGGTGGTACAAAGCCATCACTCATGATTACTCCTTTGCGCGTTTACCATAAGAGTATCAATTTTTGGTTACACAAGCGTTTTTAATCTGTTGGGTCATAGCCAAATTCATTGATACTGTCACCATCAAACCATAAATCTCCCGCAGGAATTGTTCTACTAATTACATGGCCTGCTTCTAAATTACTAAGCAAATGTTGTTTAGCATAAGTAGGTGACATTGTTACCCAATCACCAGGATTGATTTTGTCCACGCCTTCAGGAACGGCTCTATAAATAGTTACAGGTTTAGTAGGTTTACCTCTAATAGCCATAAGCGCTGAAACGCTTTCTTTATCCGCTTGCGGCATACCCGTGGTGTAAATGTTTGGGCGTTCATAAAAATCAGGCATCATTTCTTCAACATCAGTTGCAGGTGCGCCAAACCCGTCTGCGCGTCTAGGCGCTGTGTGGTATCCGCGGTAATCAGTAGCCTCTGCGGTTTCTCCTGTACCTGCTTCACCTGCTCCTGCGCCTGCTCCACCAGCGCCTCCACCTTGCGGGCCACCTGCACCAAAAGTAAAGCGGCCCTTAGAGTCACGGTTAGGGTTGTTCTTTTCAATGTCTGCTTTTATTAAAGCGCCCCATTTTGCAAATAACTCAGTAAGTTCAGCGTTCTTATTGTTCTTGCCGTAGCGTTCAGCGTAAATTCGTTCTGCCTTAGCATCACCAAAGATTGCTCTTTGTTGCAACTCAAATTTGGGCATGTTGGAGTAATCATTTATGTCTCCTACTTGATCAATAAAATTACTCATTGTTACCCCTGTCCTGTCTGTCTCATAGAAGGTTTCCATTTTAAGTAATCGGGCATTAAATCCCAATACTCTTGTAAGCCCAAATTCCAACCAAAGCGTTCAGCAAATGCTTGAGTCACTGGTGTTTGTTCTCCCAAAAGCCATTGAGCAAACACTTCAGCATAGGCTTCTTTAGCGTTCTCAGTTCCATAAGCGCTCCATAAATCGCCATCTTTATACTTACGGCGCAACCCTCCTACAAATCTGCCACGCATAGGGTTGTTGCTATTGCTATCTACATCATGGCCTAATTCGTGTGCAATAGTGTATTTGTTTTCATTCACTTCATAAGCAACAGGCATGCTCCAACGCGTTTTATTGCCATTAGGCAAACGGTATCTTGCAATGTCTGCTCCTGGTTCTGTCAAAATTCTAGGAGCGCTCACTGCATTTCTAACAGTTTGAGCGCTAAACCAAATAGTGTCATGACCCAAATAAGTGTAAGCATTAACATTACCCTTAGTGCCTTCCACGCCTTCCTTAATTAAAAGCAAGAAATCTTTTATTGTTCCATCAGGATTGAGTTTGCGCCAGGCAGGTAATTTTTCATAAACCTCATCAAAGTTTGTTAAAAACGCATCTAACATTTCATCAGTTACGGTTTTTAATTTTTTGTCTAGCAAAACAGTAACATTGCCTTTTTCAAGAATAATACTTGCGTCATTAAACTGATCTCTAATTATGCTTGTTTGAAATAAATTAGGCGGCGGAAGATTGCGTGAAATTCTGTATCTAGTTTGTCTTTCTATCCAACCCGCTTCATCAACTGGTTGCCATTCTGTTGATGATGTAACTGTTGGCACTAATGGTTCAGTTGAAATTGCACCGTCAGCACCAGTTGTAGGGGTTGTAACTGTTCCATCAATGCCAGCGGGATCATCTTCCATACCAGGAATTACAGGTAGTAACACACAACGGCAGTGTGGGTGAGCAGGGGGTTGAGCGTCACCTGACGCAAATGTTTGCCCAATCTGAATTATTTGCCCATCATTCTTTGCACAAATGTCACACGGATCAGATACGGCCCATTCCATTTTTTGCAAACCTGCCGCCTGGTATCTTTGAATAGTTGAAAATGACATAGCGCGGTTTTGCTCAGTGATGGCAATAGTTAAAGCGCGGCTAGGATTTGCAACATGCTTGCCAATCATTACAGCGGCACTTTCAGCGTCTAAGCCTAGAGTAATTGCATTAGAAAGCGCAGTGCCTAAATTTTCAACAGTTTCTTTGTTAAAATTTTTGAAATAACTATCAGCATTTACCGTCCGCAAGTATTTGCTAAAACCTTCAGTTGGAGTAATTCTTAAAGCGGTAGCCGTATCTCCTGGCCGCCATTTATCCCAATTGATTTCAATGTCATCAGCCTTGTTTGCTATACGGGTTTTTTCTAACCATTCACTAGCGGCAACAGCACCCAAAACATAAGCCTCAGCCCATGCCTGCATAACGGCATTGCGTAACGGTTCATCATTTAAGTACACATTTAGCAAAACCCATGAACGAGCGCGCACACGATCCTGGGTAGGGTTATCCGTAGGCTGTGGCATTGTTTCCTGGTATTTGTTAAAGACTCGCTTGAAGTCTGTTACCTGGTGCAGTGCCGCCCTAATCTTCACTGCGTTCTTTGCCGCTAAGCGCCCATCTGCCTTGAGAGCGCCCTCAATCATGTTAGATAAGCCTTAGCCAGCGCTCGCGCAGTATCTAAATCACCATCAAAAGCACAACGGTTGAGCGCATCTCCCACAATTGGATCAAGTGATTTGAATTCAAATAATCTTGCGCGCTTACCCTTAGCCGCCCATTTCATAAATGCTTTTACTTCAGTCACTTCATCTTCTTCAGGCTGTACCTCTGTTGAAGGTTTTTGTTCAAGAGGATTTGGTGTTGTAGGTGCATCAGGTGTTGCATCAGGGCCGCTTAGTGTTGGCGCTGTTGCCGCCGCCGCCGCATCAATCAATCCATCAGGTGAGAATAAAAGAACGCTTGAACCTGCAACCATAATTGGCATGTCTGCTTGAGGTGTATCAAGCAACGGCAAACCAAGTTCTGATCTGCGCTCGTTGATTGACTTACCACCTGAGCGCACTTCAATCTCATTCTTACGCGCATTTTCTTCTGTGTCTTTGCGCTCTGATGTAAGCAATTTGAATTCAAGTTCACGCGGCATACCTAAGTATGTGTAAGAAAGATTTGTAAGTTGCTTAGAGATCCAGTTAGCAAGAGGCCCAATGCCTAGCGCTTCACCGTTTTCTGCTTGTCCTTCTGCATAACCTGCTCCACCCAATCCGCCCTTTGGAGAGAAACCAATTTCAGATGGTTGTACGCCAAAGTGTCCGCAAATAGAAGTAACTAAGTAATCATCAAGTGTGTCTTTGAACTTCTCGCCATAACCTTCATTAACAACAGGTGTTAAACCCTTTGGCAATAGGCGAGCGCGTTTGCGTTGCTCTGTCTGTCCTGCAAGATCATCATTGAGAATACGCTCATAAGCAAGCAAGAGATCAGGGTTAGTTCCCCAATCCTCATCAGTTGTGAACATCAGTTCAGGCATTACACCATCTGTGTACTCTGCTCTGATCCATTGTTGGCGGCGCAAATAAATGTCAGCAAGTGGTAGCGCTCGCTCTACTGGGCTAAATCCATAAACAGTTGTTGAGCGGCGATTGCGAACCAAGTAAGCCAATTGATCAGATGTAAATTCACCATCTGCTTTTGGATCTTCCTCTGTTGCAGAAAACTCTGAGCGTGGGAAACCGTAAAGGATCTGTTGGAACGCGGCATTAGGTGACATTGGGCGCATACCGCGGTCATCAATAAGCGGCTTAATTGTTGAGCCATCAAGAATTTGGAAACCGTAAAGATCTCCGCCTACTGTTGGTTGTGGGTAAATAGCAAGCGCATCAATTACAAGAATGTCCTCAATTGCAATGTTGATCCAGTCATTCCATGTGTATCCATTTGCTTTGTCAGGGTTTTCCCAAAACTCACGCAAGCGGTTAATTTCATCTGTGTACTTTTCGCGGGCCTTAGCCATAGCGCGCACATGATCTCCGCCTGACTCTGCCGCAATCTTCTCTGATGCGTCTGCACCAAGAACAATGTCAAACTGTAAGCCGTTCATTTTTGATTTAGTTACTTCAATGCAACGGCGCAAAATGTCAATACTGTCACCAGCGGCGCGTAATGTTGAAAATGGAACTAAGCGCGTTGGAACAATGTTGATGTTCTGAGCAACCTGGTACTCATAACGGCGCGGTTCAGGGCGGCCAGTGGCGGGGTTAATTGGGTTAATCGCACCAGGGATAATTGGATTTCCTGGGCCAAATGGAACTGTTGAACTAAATGGTGCGCGTGGGAGTGCAACATTGTTGCCGTATGTCTGTTGCATTGCTAAACCGCTTTGGGCCATAAGTTGATCAGTGCCAACTGTTGTAGCACCCGCAGGCAGGTTAGGGCCTTTTTCAATGTCTTGAGTTGCTAATGCTCTTGCGATACGGTCACGCAGACCCATGCGTATCTCCCTTGTTATGCCTCTTGTAAATCAGGCGTGTTGCAATGATAGCGATTTTCTGAACATCATGTATTGTAAGGATTATGAACTTAGTAGAGAAGGCAGTTCAACACGGTGGCAAACTTGCGCCCCTGGTGATCCCTCACGGATTAACTAGCGGCACTGGGCTAATGAACCCATCAATCTTTATTGATGACAAGGGCAACATTCTTGTGAACTTACGCCATGTTAATTACACGCTGTACCACGCAGAAAATGAGCAGAAGTTTCCTAGCCGATTTGGGCCACTGTCATACCTGCACCCTGAAAAGGATCGCCGCTTAGTTACGGTCAATTACTTGTGCCGCCTCAATGATGATCTTGAGATGACTCACCACGCCAAAGTGGATACATCTGAATTAGATGTTG